GTTGTAGATGTTATCCTTCGCCTGATTGATTGGCTGGGTATATTTGCTTTGAAACTCTGGGTCGTTCTTGATGTCGAAGATTTGCTTAAATTTCTTTAGTTCTTCGTAGTCTTCGGGAGTTTGTGCTGGCCTTTGCTCGGCTTCTGCGAGTTTTTGGCGCAGGATTTCTGCTTCTTGGGCCTGCTTTTTGTAGAGGGTTGCCGTCTCTTGGAGCTTTCGCCAGTTGTTTTGGTTTTTCTCGGAGAGGTTGCGGGGCTGCTCAATGGCTGCAATTTCAGGGTCAATTTCTGTTCTGTCTTGCTGGTCGGGAACAGATGATCCAGATGATTCGGGTCGATCAGCAGTAGCAGTTTCAGGGTCGGTAACGCCAGGGGCTTCTTTAGTGGTTTGGGCAGCAGGCGATACGAGTTCTTCAAGGCTAGTGTCAGTATCTTCTTCATTTGATGTATTGGTTTCGGGTTGTGTTTCGGGTGATGTCTCGCGCTCTGCTTCATCAAGCAAAGCGTCGAGTGATTGATGAACCTCTGCGCTGATCGGGTCAGCGTCGAGGCGTTCGGCTCCACCATCGGGATTAGCGGCGGTGATTTCGGGTACTATGTTGTCTGTGTCTTCCATAATTTATTAATCTTCACATCGAAGCAAATGATGCCGACGAAGCATCATCCTGTTTGTTTTCGTCTAAAAGGATATCGTTGAGTTGCTGGATAATGAATTCAGCACCCTCTTTGTATTTGGCTTCAAGCGCGACCTCTTCAATGGTCTTGCCAGTAGTATTAGGGACAACAGAACGCAGGAACGCGATTAGTTTGCCGCCAGTTTTAGAGTTGTATTCACGAAAGCGAGCAGAGTCGCTGGATTGCCAAAGCATAATTTATTTGTATGGGTTGTCAGAAGACGCATTAGGTTTTCTGACTTATTGATGTATATGTCAATAGCTATTTATTAGTGTTAGTATCTCTTCCAAAGAAGTTCTGACTTGTAACTGGCTTTGGTTGATAAGCCTGCTCAATCTTGGTGGCCTGTGCATCCTCTGCGCGTTGTGCCGCAGATAGTATAAGCCTACCTTGTGAATCAAAGTGTCCAGCAGGAATCTGGCCTCTTGCTCCCGCTGGCTTTGCTCCTCGTCCAGAATAGTCCACAAGGTTTTGATCGTTGGTATTGGTGGCTCCGCCCATAGTAGTAGTTGGTTAGTTGTTGGTGTTGGTTAAGCTGCGGTAGGAGGGCGAGGTGGGTTGCTCACGCTACTGACCGTAGAGGCTTGATCTGGAGTTCCAGCCGCATAGTTCTGCTGAAGCATCTTCTCCTGTGCAACGCTCGCTCCACGCTTGCCTCCGCCATGATGAGCGGCAGCGGGTGTAATCTCCGGCGGCGGGGGTGATCCATGTCCAGCCGTAAGGTGCTTGTGAGCCTCATTGAGTGCCTGCTTGTACTTGGCGATGGCCTGCTTGGGTGCGCCCTTGGCTTCAGCGGCTTGGATATGTCCGGCGAAGTGCTGCATGGCCTTGGCGAGTGGCGCGGCTCCCTCTGGGGGCAATCCTCCTGCGGGGATGCTGGCAATGACAGGCATGAGTTTCTGAACCATCGTGTCGAGGTGAACCACATCATTGTCTCGCGGCGATACAGGAACATCCTGTCCGGCGACGATGGCCTGAAGTTCCAGCACCTGCTGACGGGTAGCTTCAATCGCCAGAGCCTCGACCTGATCTTTTGGCAAGATGACGGCATTGGCCGTGGTCTCGCCCAGCTTGCGGCTCCAATCCAGCTTCATCAACTCATCTTGATTGATGTTAGGGTTGCCCATGTACCTAGCAATCATGCTATCCAGAACCACATTGTCTTGCGGCGTGGTGTCCTGCAATAGCTGGCTCGCAGGGCTGTAAGCCATGAGAAGGATGTCGGAGGGCGGGATATTGCGCTCCAGCATATTCAGGCAGCAATTGATAGCGTCCTCGTCCAGATGTTCAGGAACCTCAAAAGCTACGAGGAACGGAGGCATCTCCATAAGGCTGCGGTCAAAAGCATCAACAACCTCCCTACGCGCCCACACGGCGTTAGGCTCACGCTGGCGAACGACATCCAGCAATGATTTGAGATCGGAAGCGGCCTTCAGGTGTTCAGGGTGGCAAATTCCACGCTGCATACGCTCGACGGCCTGCGAGAACTGGCGAGAGAACCGCATCAGGATTCCGGCTCGGATCTGATTTTCGATGGCGGCAACGCGATTGACTTCGGATGCGGTCTTCTTGCCTCCGGCCTCTACGGGAGCGGACGGCAGGAAGGTTCCGACTTGGATCTCGGCTAGGCCGGATACGAACTGATCCAGCTTGAGGAAGTCATCGGTGTCGGCAGGAACCTGTTGCGGGATGACCTCGTAGCCCTCGGAGACATAGGCAACGGGGTGAGCGACCGTCAGCGGGGCGACTCCCACCTTGGCATTCGGCCCCTTCTTCAGAAGCAACAGCCCCTTCAGGTAGGTATTGTCCACGACAAGATTGCGAGCCTTCTCGACCGCCACATGGGTGTTGTAAAGGTCACGGCCTGCTCCACGGCTGGACATCAGGTTTCCTGACCCGATCTCAACAGAGAACAGGGCAAGCGTTTCGGTCATCTTGTTGTAGCGGTCAACCTGCGTGCAGATTTCTTTGCCGGACTTATCGTCAAAGAGATAGCGGCTGATTTTGCCATGAGGCTCGCGGACGAGGATCTCGCCTAGCTCAACATACTTCGCATCATTCTCGTAGGATGCGCCGTAACTTCCCTCACGAATCCAATCCTCGTACCGACGAGCATCGTCATCAGCATCAAGCGTGCGTCCGGCAGGGATGGCGTTGTTGATGGACTCGACGAGGTTATTGATATGCCATCCGGCAGCAGCAGACAGCGGCGGGTTTTCCAACACAGGAAGCAGTTCGGCAATCTGATAGCGGCGTTTACGCGCCCAGATGGGGGTCTGATCGGTAACTTGCGGCGTTTCGATGCTGAAGAAGGTATAATCTTGGCGAAGAAATTCCGGCTTCCAATCGCGCAGATCATCCCAGCAGAGACCGCAATAGCCGAAGGTGACATTCTCATGGACAATCTGGGCAACCAGATCATCAAATCCCTTCCACCCCCTGATAGCCTTGGTGATTTCCTCGCGGAATACCTTGGTCTTATTTTCTGCATCAAGGCTTTCGATTGGGTATTCGGCAAATGTAAGTGTAGCGGCAGTCTCAATGACCTCTTTGAATGGAGGCTGAATGCGGCTCACCATCGTGGAAAGGAATCCAGTAGGACGATTGCTACGCCAGTTCTGACCCATGCTTTCCAGCTTCTTGTTGCTGTAGGGCGGCTCAAGGTTGAGTTTCTTCTGGATTAGCTGATTCTTGCGATTGCGCTCTACGTTTTGCTGCTTGAGGCGGCGATATGCGGCGTGTGCCTGCGTAGCATCCTTGAATGTCCGGCGTACTTGGAGCGTATTGGGATCAACCGTATCCAGATTCCCATTGTCAGGGTCTACCACATCCAGATCCAGAATTCTTGGCTTGTCGTGAGCGTCAACTACACGCGCTGTTTTATTAGCAAATGCGTCTGTGATCTTCGGAGGTAGCGGTTTCAGGTTAGCCATATTATGTATTTAGCCAGCAGTTCTCTGGTAGGTTGGTTGCTCTTTGCAGTTCGTCTTTATCAAAGAAAATAGCAGAGCGGTTGTCATGGCGTTGCAGGAGGCAACCGCCAAGCACTTCGCTGGAAGGAGTATTACGACCCTGACGAACGCTCGCAGAAATGCGATCAGTAGCCTGAATGCAAGATCCGCACCCTCCACGCCAATTGACATTCTGGACGCATCCTCGGCAAATCTTGGCGCGGCGTTCGGCCTCCTCGTCTGTGACCATAAGAAGCTGGCGATTGGCTTGCTGGAGGTTACGCGCCCACACCTGAATATCGTTCAGAAGCTCACTAGTCGCAGTAGGAGCATGGACAGAAGTAATAGTTACCATGTCCACGCCATGACAGAATGTCGGCCAGTTAGAACAAATGTAGCTATTGACATCTCCCTCCACATCTCCCTGCGGCAGATTGTTCTCGGCACGATAATTCTCCACCACCTTAAGTAGGTCGCGGTAATTGCTGCCGTTTAGCCGGACATCGCTTTGGTAATAATGCCAGCCGGACGGCGGGATCATACCTTCAATAGGAGTCGCCATTGAATCGTCGTATATTATTTGAAACCCCAAAGCAAGTATTAGTTATTTTTCTGGATTAGAAATGACCCAGCCACAATTAGGACATTCGACGGGTTTTTTGGTCTTTTCGTCGGCTTTTAGGTCATTATCTGGCAATTCTTCGGGAGATCCTATCAATTCTGCCAGTTCTTCGTTGCTGAATCCGATGACTGAAATGTCGTACTTCATGGAATTTAGCTCATCGATTTCATGCGCTAAAATATCATAGTCATAGGTAGACAGAAGAGCGTGCTGGTTGTCGGCGATTAGGTATGCCCTGCGCTGTGCGTCATCAAGATGCTCCAGCCGGATGCAGGGAACTTTCTTCATTCCTACACGCTTTGCGGCCTCAATACGCCCATGTCCGGCGATTACCTCGTTCTTCAGGGAGATCAGGACGGGATTAGTAAAGCCAAACTCCTTTAGGCTCTGTGCAAGTTTTACAATCTGCTCGTTGCTATGCTTGCGTGAGTTATTTTTATAGGGCAGCAAATCTTCAATAGCGATCTGCTCAATTTTTTCTGGCGTAGTGATTTCCATCCCGTGAATTGATTAGATTATGCGCTGAAAGTCAACTCATGGGTGATTATCCATGCGTTTTCTAATCAATCATCCGATGAGGGAATCGAACCCTCATTCATGACCAGCAGGCCATATCCTTCCAGTTAGACGAATCGGTGATTGAACAATCTCTAGAGGATCAAAAATATATTGTTGACTGGTTTTGCGATCAAGCCCATATTCACCTCGTTCTGAATGGTGACGCATTTGAACGAAGATTTCTAACCCCCGCAGGCTGCTACCTGCTGAAAGACCCGCCCTGTGCGTCACCACTCGGCGGGTTTTTCTCTTTATGGGCATTACTCGCAAAGAACCACAAGCGAGTGTGCATGCGTATCACAGCGGCTTGGCAGAACTGGCTTTGGCGAACCAAAACGCCCTACCCAGCAGAGCAGAGAAGAAACACTCTGCCTTCATCTTGCGGTCACAATCTGTGACTTCAAAAGGAGGGCAGTAGTTTCTTTTCCTTACTCTTTCCTTTCCCTGTAAAGCTATGGGGGGATCAGGGGGGTGTTTCCTTTCTCCTTCGGTTTTCTTTAGCCTTCGTATGAAGCAGGCTTAATACAAACCAGCTTATGTAAAGCAAAACGCCATTTCCTTTACACAACTAGCCGGATATGTCGACAAAACGCCGTTTTCTATACACGTTTGCCAGATATGTCGATAAAACCGCATTTCGGCTCCATATTTGTCTTCTTAATGCACATTCTGTTACAAAAAT